CTATTAGTACAACCTTGATTTCTGATACAGGCATAGAAAAAACCCTGAAGACTTCTTGAGCTTCAGGGTAATATTTTTCTTTGGGTAACACTTCATTCTTGAAGTAAAGGAAAGCATCTGTATTAAATTCACTCAGGAGTGGTCTCCAAGAGTAATGAATAGAATTGAAATTCATTCTGTAAAGTCTTTTAAGAATTGATGAAATAAGGATTTGTCCTTAGCTATACAATCAGATGGGTCTTTAATACCCTGTTCTAAGCTTCTTTCTGGAAGCCAAAGATTCTTTGCTTTGCCTGGAACAATGCTATTGATGTGGGTTTTGATTTTTTCAGAGGCTACTATACCAGGTTGATCATTATCAAACCATACAATGACAGTAACAAAATTTCTAACCAACAGATTTAAGATTAAGTCATTGGGTATCATCCCCTCATTCTGAAACCAAACCACATTTTTACCATTATTCTTCAGCACTCTATAATCTTTATAAGATTTAGCAATAATCAACTCTTTACCATAAGACACTAGGGAATTAATGCCACCTACATCATTCTTTGTGCAGTTTGTTAAGAATCTTCTCTTGCCTTCTCTCATAGGAAAATAAATTTTCTTCCTAGATTCAGGGAAATCATTATAACTGTATGCAATATCTTTGCAATCAATAATATGACTCCCTGATTTAGTATTCAAAGCAAATAATTTTTGAACAGCAAAAACCCTATCTTCAACCAAATGCTTTTTTCTAATCTCATATTGAGACCAAAACTTCACATCTGCAGGCCCAAAGTTCCTTGCTTCTATTAAGAGTTTGACTTTCTCTTTGACTAACTTTTTAGTCTCTTCCCTATTATCAATAGGCTTCAGTCCCACTTTACCTTGAATCAAGGTCTTGTGGATATATTCTAAAGTCAAGTAAAAATTAGGAAATTTGAAAAAATCTTGCACTATATTAAAGCAATCACTATGAGTTCTAGTGTGGGCAAAATCAATAAAATAAAGAACTCCATTTGTATGGTAACTAAACCAACAGCCTGGAGCTCTATCATATCTCAGTGGAGACACTACATAATCAAACTCTTGGGGTATAAAGTTGAACACTAATTGAAATACCTCCTCCTGTGTGACTAAATCTAGAATGCTCTCCTTACTAATAAAACCTCTTCTATTTAAGTTATCTGAATTATATTGATAGTTGCTCATATAAAAGAGGTTAAATTTTAATTAATTACCAGGTTCCACCAGGGTTTCCTGCAACAGCAGGAGCAGCCATAGCACCAGCAGCACCAGCAGTTTGACCTAGAACTTGTTGAGTTCCCTTGTTACCTGTCATGAAATTTGCATCTCTTTCAAATGGATGTTTTTGTCCATTAGAATTTTTGTAACAAAGAGATTTGTCTTCTCCTCTTTCTTCTACCCAAACACCAGGATGAGCAGGAGTAATGAAGTAACCACCTTTCATGTTCTTTGGCAAAGTTGGATAAGTCTTATCATTAAGACCACCATCTTGCTTTTTACCAAAATTCCATTGGAATTCTAAGAACAAGTCAAGAGGTTTGCTGTTGTACCCAATAGGTAACAAAGAACAAACTCTAGCTGCATAATCAGCAAAGCTTAATACAGGAGTTGCAAATGCAGCTCTTAAGCTTTCTTCTGTTACACCTACTGATTTCAAATAGTGAGTAACAGTAGCATTTTGTTGAACCATCAAAGCATTGAAGCCAGCAATGTATTCAGCAGAAGCTTTGTCTGTAATCTCAGCATTGTTTTTATCAACAACTCTGCTTACAGGGTTAATCCACTCTTTGTAACTTCTTTCTCCAACTTTCACTTCAATCTCAATAGCTTCTCTTGGCTCTTGACCATCTTTAGCTACATTAGGACTGTAAGCAAATTTTGCTAAAGTTGCTACTCCAAAGTTACCACCAAATTTGGCTCCACCTTTAGTTTTTAATGATTCATCTGAATCTGATACAAATCCGTATCCTTGTACTTGTGACATATCTAGTCTTTTTTAGTAATTAAACAATTTTTTAAACCCAGTCTGATGTGTCTGGAGTTGTAGCTTCAGCTTCAGGTCCAGGAACTTGAGCAACTTCTTCAACTACAGGAGTCTCAGTAGCAGACACAGTCTCAGCAATAACTTCAGGAGTTACTTCAGCAACATCATTGATGTCTTCAGTATCATCCTCAAGCTCAATACCTGTGTACTGTTTCTTAGCTTTTCTGTTCTTCAATTTAGGGTGACCCCAAACCATTTTAATCATGTCTGATTGAGTTCTGCCATAGTGTTCAGCAATTTCTTTTCTGCTTTTACCTTCAGCTAATAAACCTAAAACATCACTAATAGTGATTCTTAAAACTTCTTGTGTTGCAACTGCAACATTCTCTACTTGTGCACCTTCTTGTGACATAATGTATGAATTTAAAAATTAAAAATTATTTGTAACCTTTGCTTTGTTGATTCCATTGTTTAGCAGCTTCCTCTTTCTCAGGATCTATTTCAATGTCTTCTTTTTTTCCTCCTCTTACTAATGCCAAAGCAACAATAGTAATTATGGCTCCTATAAAGAAGCCAATAATAATAGGAAGCCAATAACTATCCATAATACTCAGCAATCTTTGCAACAACATAACCTAAATCATTAGGAATAAATTGTTTGTCAAACATGCCTACTGGAGATTTGGCTGATGAATACATCTCATTCTCATTGGTTAAGAACTCTTTTACAGCTTTCTTTTCAGTAGCATCATATCTACTAATACCAATAAGAGTAACATCTACTTTACCCTCTACAGTCAAATACTCATCTACCATCTTACCTGTAGCTTTGTACTTCATATAGATTCTACCATCAGGTCCCGGAGTACTATCTCCATGAGCCAAAATGATAACATTTTTACCTGCAGCATCTAATTTCTCTATGGCATCAAAGATTTTACCCATAAAGTAACCAATTTGCTTAGGTGCATCCCAACCTTTAGCCAAGGCATTAGCCATGTACCAATTTTGCATTACATAGTTTGAATCATCCCATACAATGTTTTTGAATGGACTGTTCACTAAGTTTAAGAATATAGCTTCTATATCTTTTGCATTATCAGTAATAACTCTTCTCCCTGTTTTCAAGTCAGGCATAGTAGTAATTGGGTAAGCTGCACCACTCCCTCTAAAAGGAAGAGGCTTTGAAGTAACTGATATTAAATAAGTTTCTTCAGGAACTAATCCCACAATACCTAATTCAGGTATTTGTCCAATACTTGTGGACTTTCCAAACCCACTTGGGGCTAGCACTAAAATTTTAGGCATACTTTTTCTTTAAATAGTTAAAGGTTCAAATTTCTTTATGTCCCCATACATGTTGACTCTAAAGTGTTGAGGACAAACACAATGTCTAGACTCAACTAAATGCACAGTTCTCATAAATGGATACAAAAGAGATTTATCAGGTCTTCTAATTGCAGTACCAAAGTGTTTGCTAAGATTAAACTTATCATCATTTGGATTGAACATTGTGAAGATATAGTTACTATCCTCACTTAAATTACCTGTCTCTTTGATATCATCAGACTGTGGAAACAGCCTATCATCATCATACTGCCTTCTTCCAATGTCACTTACTGCTCTATTAAGGTGGATAATATGAACAAATGTGAAATTACAAGTGTTTCTAAACTCTACAGCATACTCTGAGAATTTATCTACAGTTTCTTTCATCTTAAACCCTCTTTCAGGTAATAGCTTTCTTAAGTGGTCAGTTATGATAATAACATACTTAGCAGGATTATTAGGTCTATAACCAATCATTCTCTGAAAGGTTACCCCATCCTTGACAGTAGTTCTATACAGAAACTCACCATTTTCTTTGGCATAATTTAAAAGATAATTTCTGACTCCAGTTGGGTTGTCCTTGATTTCCAAGAACTTAATTAACCCTTTAGAAACTTTCTCTCCCTTGTCATTATACTCTCCAAGTAAAGGAACAATTCTAGCTTTATAGACAGTCTTAATCTTAGAGATTAGATCATCAGAAACTTTAATTATTTCTTTTGGAGCATCAGGGTTTGCAGTATCATACTCTAATTCGCCTTTCAAAAAGGCAGAAGATAAAGATACAACATTTTTTCCTTTATACAACTTTCCAGGGGGTAAAGTTATCAAATAGATGCCATAATCTGAGTTCAGAAAATGGGCAACAAAATCAAATTCTTTACTTATCCTATCAATCTCAAAGGAGTTGTAGATAAACTCAACATCAAGCAACTGACTCTTGTAATTCTCATATTGAGAGTTAAGAGTAGTCCTAGTTTCAGGATCAGTTGTAGTTGCTAGTCTAGTGGCAATTGCTTCAATAGAAGCATTAATTTTGGCATTATGGTTCAATACATAGACAGCAGGCTCTATACAAAAGCCTACATCTACAAAAGTTGACTTCCCTCCCTTTGGGGCAGCTCCAACAGTGTAGATTCTTCCTCTTTGAATTCCATTAATTGCCTGTGAGATAGTCTTCAAACCTTCCCCCATAGGAAGGCCTTTATTACTACCTTTCTGACCTGCTTCAAATGCTGCTCTAAAATTCATTATTGCATTCTTGAAGTTATGTCAACACTATTGTTAGTTGAAGTATCAGCAAGAGCTTCTCTATACTTTTCTACCCAACCTTCAAGTGCTGAAGTTCTGTCTCTACCTACACCTTTACTTATAAAGTAATGAGATGAGGTAATGTATTCAGCACTACTTAAAGTTCTGAAATACATCTTAGTTGCTCCAATAACATCTTCTTTTCTCACATCAGGGTTGTCAGCAAAAAATGCCTTCATCCTAGTGATACAGTCCTTGTCTGGAGCTTTTCTTTTCTTATTTACATTGCCAAATTCTGCATTCCATTCCTTAACCCAATCCCATTTGGTTTGACTTTCTCCTTCAAATAAAGGAATATGCCAAACAACTTCTCTATTAGCATCAATGCCAAGAATGTTAGTAACATTCATTCTTTGAACTAAGAGAGTAGGAGTATAAGAAGGTCTGCAATTGAAGAATATGGAAAGAAGATAGGCTATCCCATCTTCAACAGGTATTGCATATTGTGCAAGTACTGCTTTAATTTGAGGATTTATTTTCATCTTTCTCAATTTTTTTAGTTACAAATTCAACTATTTCTTTTACTTCTTCCAAAGTAAAAGTCTTGTTAAAAGTATTGATAACCATGTGCTGTTGTACTGTACAAATAGCACTAGGATTAGTCAATTTCTTAACTGTGTCTATGTCAACAGGCCTAATCTTGCCTTTACCTAAGTACTGATAATATGTTAGCAAACTCATTTTACTTCAAAATAATGCCATATTAAACTTCCTTCTAATTCTTGAACAGTTCCAATGTATTGATACTCTTTTGTATCTTCAAAAGGATGTCCTGTACCTACTCTTAAGATTCTTCTAGCTTCAATAGCAGTTGCTTCATGAGAATGTAATGCCCAAAAGCAAATATGCTGACCTTGTTTTTGAGCAGTTAGGATTTTAGCTCCTCTAGGTAACATTAAGATAGTAGTATCTCCAATATTAGCTAAGTATTTATATACTACTTGCATTAAAATCTTTTTTTAAAGTTATCAATTCTTACATATTCTACCTTAGATTGATCTAAGTTTTCAATAGCTGTTTCTAACCATTTCTCATCTTGAGTTGATTCTGAAACTACTATGTACAAGTGTGCTTCATGACCAGGTCTAAACCTAATCAATCTACCAATTCTTTGTACCAAATCTTTCTCCTTAGAGTTTAACTGGCCTATGATGCCTGAATCAACACCAGGAAAGTTATGACCTTCATTGACTGCTTTCACACAAGACAATC